GGATATCTAATATATTGACTAACTATTTGACCTTGTTTATTTATAGTTATCGGATAAATTTTTCCTCTTGTTGCATCTTGAATATATGCTGGATAAGTTAAGGTTGGTTTAGTCAGCAGTGAGTTATTAAGCATTGTTATCTTAGTATTAGTAACCTTTTCTGCTTCCTTCAAAATTTCCGAGTCATAAATATTGTAATCAATCCCTACTGCATTTAAATTAGTATCGTTTATTTGAATTTGTGTTTCTGAAGTAACTTGTTCAACTACTGCATTAAAAGGTAGTCCACCTGATATATAACCAACAACATCACCAGTTACAACACCATCTGTTATAAAAGTAGCTCCTGAATCAATAAGTTGATTTAGTGGAGCTTGAGTTGCTGTAGTTGATCCAGTTGATCTTATTTTTTGATAAACTAATATTTTATTTAATAAATAATAGTCACTTCCGTTTAAAGCGAAAGTTGGTAACGTATAATTACTTACCGTTAAACCAGCAGTACTCTCATTAAGTAAAGGAGCAGTTATACTAAACGTATCTATAACCTCTTCCAATCCTTTTAGAATATCTGCATAACCTGTTCCTGAAGTACCTTGAACTTGTCTAACAATCCAGTTATTATAATTGTAAAAATAATCCTCAAACAAATCCATTTGAGCTTGTAAGCAATACAAATTAAAATCTTGAGGAGAAAGGTAACCGTAGTTATTTTTATTAAGTACAGCAAGTACCGTGTTTCTTACAGAATTAATCATGAAATTTATTTTTTACAAAGATAACAAAAAAAAAGAGGCTACTTTTTTTGTAGCCCCTTGTAGTTTTAGTTAGGTTTTATAAAGTATTATACTTTAGCAACCTCCAATATTAAACTGGAAGGCACATCCCAAGAATACTTTACTAAAGGCCATGGTTGAATTAAAGATGCAGTAACTGCGTCTTCAAAACCATCTCTCATCTCCTCGTTACCTGCAGCAACAGCTGCGTGAGTAATCTTGATTGCAATTCCACTTACTCCACAATACTGAATATTTACTTCACTATTAATTGGATCGGCAGCTGCATTTTCTACAATAACTACTCCGTCAGAAGCAATTAGTTGTTTAGAAGATGATGTAGCTGAATATACAATATAGTTTTTACTATTACCTACACCAGTTCCTGAAGCAGCTCCAATAGCTACTAAAGCTAAAGTGTTTGCGTTTACAACATTAGTAACAGTATACATTCTGTCATCAGAAGTGTCATGCACAACATCACCAACATTTACTACGCCACCTGTAAAAGTAGCAGAGCCATCTTGTAACTCAAGGTTACCTGTTTCGTCTACTGTCGTAGTTCCAGTTGCGACCGTGTCTTGAACTTTGACTTCAACGTATTTTTGCATAGTACTATACATTACGATATAGCGATTCCGCTAACTGCACTGCTTGGGATATAATCCACTGCTACTGAAGTCCAACCTGTCGCAAGGGCTGATACAATAGCTGATTGCACTTCATCTCTCATTGTTTCACTGCCTGATGCCAATGCTGCGTGAGTAATAGTTACTACTTTACCTGAACCATAAGCTAAGGTTACTGTTGTTGTAGAAGCTTGTTCTACTAATTTAACGTCCAGTATTGAAACAATTTGTTTTTGCTCATTAGTTACTGGGATTTGTAAAAATTTTTCCATCTTTTATAAAAATAATATGTTATATGAGATTATTCTCTTTGCAAATATACAGTTTATTCGTTAGTAGATTTTAAGCGTTTAACTAATAATTTGTAAGTTTCTAAACCTTCATCACCTTGGAAAAAAGAAGCTACTATATAATATGCATCTTCACCAAAAGGCACAGTTAATAATTTAGTTTTATTTTTAGGTAAGTTAAAATATACGTCTTTTCCGTTGTTCTTAAATACTAAAAATGAATTGTTAAAAAATTGAACTACATCGTTCGTTAAATCTAACATAGGATCATTAATTGTTTCTAAAAAGTCAAACGGATTGTTTTGAGCGTAAACTAATACATCTCTTCTAATTTCAATCGTACTCATTCTATCTACACCTGCCCCTATAAGAACTCTTGCTACAGCTAAAAGCTTGTCGCCTTTTAATCCTTTGGCTACTATTTGTGCGTCCAATGCTTGTTCAACAATTTCAAGTTCTTGTGAAGCATCTCTGGCTTTATCAATTACTTCATACACTCTTCCGTTTGAGGGATGATAATGTAAAAACTCTTGTAGCACTTGATTTTGTTTTGGAACAAAAAGCATACCGTCTTCAAATACTATAGGCTCTAAAACAGCATTACCATCTTGTTCATCTTCGAATGGAGTTTTTTGATTACGTGCATAACGCAAAGGTCTGTTTACTCCTTTGTCTTCGTCAAAATATAATAAAGGGGATCTTTTTGAATGGCGTGATGCCAACATATAACTTAGTGGGGCTTTCTCTCCGATAAGCCTGTAAGCTTTATCTATAAATTTTTGTGTTTTTTTCATTTGATATAATTTAATTTAAAAAAAAAAGAGGGTTACTAAGAGAACGTTTACATGTATGCCGTTTACCCTCTTTTTAAAATAATTACCCTCGTTATTACAACGAGGGTAAATATTACTACTTATTATGCATCTTGAAATAAGAAGAAGTTGTTTGCTCCTAAGACACAAACAGCTCTTTCAGTCAAGAAGTTTACTTCCATTGCATCTAAAGAAGATGTTCTTGCTCCACCAGCAGAACCAGTGATCCAAGTTTTATAACGTCTGTCTTCAGTTTCAGAAGCTCTGTAACGAACGTGTAAGAAAGGACGCTTAGCATTCTTTCCTAAGATTTGATCGTATACTGTAGTTGAACCAGCAGGAACTAATAGTCCGTTGATTGCTCCACCTACAAGACCACCTCTCATTGTTGGGTCGTTAAGATATTTCCAGTCAGACTTGTAGAAGTCATAACCTCTACGGAATCCTGTGAAACCAAGGTTTAATGCCATCTCTTCATCGTTGTCGAATAAACCATATGATGTACCTCCAGCTCCATAAGAGTTTTGAGCAGCTAACATATCGTCCATATCAAATGAGAAGTTTCTATTTACGAAAAGAACATTCTCTTCAATAGAACCTTGCTTATCTAATCTTTGGATAATACTGTCAAACTCAGCAAGAGTTGTTGGGTTACCACCACCAAAAACATTTCCTCGGTCTTCTACAACGTAGAATACACCTTCAGAACCGTTTAGGTTTGCTAAAGATGCACCAGCTACTGTTGCTTGGAAAAAGTCTCCAGCTCCAGAACCAGCTTCTGCAGGGACAGCTTCAATCATAGCTGTTTCCATATAGTCCTCAAAACGTAATCTTGTGTCATGCTCAGACTTCAAATACCAAAGGTATCCACTTACTCCGTCTTCTCCAGAAACTTCAATCCATCCGATTTGAGCCATATCAGATCCAGATACTGCGTATTTGTCTTTGATAATAATAGGCTTGTTGTCGAAGATGAAATCATCAGCTTCATTAGATCCAGTCATTCCTTCAGTTCCTTTGTTGAACTCTGAACCATAGATAAAGATATCACAAGCAACAGCTGCTGCCATAGCTTGTCCACCATTTTCATAGTAAGCAATTGTTACTGTGTTTGGTGCAGCAGACGTAGGTGCTACTGTTACAACTCCTTTATTTGTAAGGTTTGAACCTGGAGTTTTATCTGAGATCATTACTGTTTGACCAACTCTTAATGACGCAGTATTTTGCGTTCCAGCTAATGCTGGGTTAAAGTTAGTAAGGTTATTAGGAATTGTCCAAACACCAGTTGCTGCTGCTAATGCACCTGCTGATGTACAATTCTGATATTTAACGTGTAGTCTTCCTTGCTCAGCCCATTTGATAAGGTCAGAGTTAGAAGGCATTTCTGCTCCAACCATTCTAAGGAAAGAGCTAATCGAACGGTTTCCATATCTCTCAAATTCCTTTTCATAAGTATCAGGTAGATACTGATTTAAGAAATCAAAGTTATTGATATAATTACTTTCCAACGGCACTTGTTGTGCTGAAGGTTGTAAGTCAAAACCTGGGGTTGCATTTACTGCCATAATTTTTCTTTTTTAAATTTTTAACTTTTATTAATACTTCTAATTTTAAGTCCTCGTCCACTACTTTTATCTCCAACTGAGCGTATTTTCAAACCATCTTTTGTAGACAATTGCGGTGATTTCCGTATATCCATATTTATATTTTTGGATTTACGAGTAACATCATCCACAGCTGCTGCTACACCTTGTTCATAAAAAAACTGTGCAAACTTTTCAGGATTCATAGCAACCGATAAGGCTCTATGGTATCCTTTAGCATCTTCAATTAAACCTTTGTCGTCTAAAAATTTGCCGACAAAATTGTTAACATCTGATTGCTTGTTCATCAATTCTTCTTTAGTACCTGGTTTGTAGTTAATTTTTGAATCGCCCACGTTAAATTCAAAACCTTTGAAATCTTCGTTAAACACTTGTTTAGTTCGATCTAAAAAATAACTGTATCGCTTTTTGTTTTCCTCAGCAATAGTATCAGATTCTTTTATATAATCCTGATAAGCAGTAAGTTGTGTTTCTTGATCTTCAGATAATCCACCCCCACTTGACTCAAGAGGGATTTTATACTTATCTTTCTGTTCATTAAAGTACTTACGTGCTTTAGCAAGCTCTCTTTTTTTAGCTAACTTTCTTTTTTTAATGTCTTTTTCTTCGTCTTCATCAACATCGAATCCAAACTTATCGTCCATTAAATCAATTATATCTATCGCATCAAGACCTTCTTCTTGAATACTATAGTAGTCAGCTAATACTGAATCATCGTCCATGTCATTGTAGTTCTTTTGTAATTTATAAAAGTCTTCAATGCCACGACCTGTTTCTTTTTTATACTCAAAATACTTTAAAACATCTTCAGGTAAATCCTCGTTTGTTTCTCTTGTTTCAAACAATTCATCAACTGAATTTATTTCTTTATTGTACCTTTCTTTAATATATGAAAGAACGTTTTCATCATTTACTCCTGATGACGGAGTTTCTTCGGTTTTTAAACCAATATTATCTTTTATTGAGTCAACTGACTCAGGGTCTTTAGTTTCAGAAATATCTACACTTTCAACTTTTTTAAGATCAACGTCTTCCTGAGTTTCTATTTTATCTTGATGCTCATTTAATAGTTTCTCTTCTATTTCAGCTTTAGACTTTTCTTGTCCTTGACCAACTTCTTTTACTTTAAATTCCATTTTATTTAATTTTATTTTTTACAAATTTATATATTATTTTCTATATAATTTTAGACTATTACTATCTTGGATTAAATTCAGCAAGATCAAAACCATCTAAACTGTCTTCGTTAGATTCAAAATTTATTGGAGGTAAGTTTCTTTTTCTTTGTTCAATCATTTTTGATTGCTGTGTATTAGCCATTGTAATTCTATCTGCTTTACCTTTTTCTTTTGCCTTCTCTCTATCATCAATTTGAGATTGCTCCATCCCTCTTAATTGTAAATTATAATTAAACTCTACTTGCATTAGTTGAGCTTTTAATGTTGCTTCACTTTTAAGTTTTTCAATATCCATTGCAATTTCATTTTGCTTTAATTGCATTTTGTTTTGAAGATCCATTTGAGCTTTTTGCTGCTCCATTTGAGCTTGAGCCATAAACTGTTGTTGTTGCATTTCTGCCTGAGCAGCTTGTTGCTGCTGAATTTGTTGCTGTTCAGCCTCGGCCTTTCTTTTTCTTTTAACTTTTAAAAGTTGATTAGCCATTTTTAAATTATGAATTTCTCTTATGTCAATAGCATCCTCTAAATTTATATCTTGTTTAGATAAAGCCATCTGAATGTTTTGTTCAAGCATTTGCTTTTCTTCTTCATCTGGAGACATTTCTAAGAAAATACCAAAGTCATATATATAAAAATCTTTTAAATCTTCTAATAGTCTTAAATTATATTTACCAATCTGCATAGCAAACTGATCTTTAAATTCAGAATATTGCATCACATCAGCAGTTCTAACAATAACACCTTCCGCTAATCTTTTAGTCAAGTATAAACTTCCGTTTAATATATGTCGAGTTGCTGTGTTTGAGCTTAGTGCTGCTAATTTTTGAATACCTACTAAAGCTTCAGGGTTTGGTGATGAAGCATCTCTCGCTTCATTAAGGCCTGTTACAGTGCGTATCATATCTAAGTAATGATTATAGTTACCAATAAGCATTTGAAGCTTACCAGCACCACTACTTGAAGTTAATTGTTGTATTGGAACTCTTGCATTATTAAACTCACCATCTTGTGTGTAAGATCTACCAACTACACTACCTGTTTGAAAGTATAGTCGCAATGCATCTTCAGGATTGTATGCATTTCCTGTTCCTAAATCAACTTCATTTAAACCATCAGCATCTATAAATACACCATCTGGAACTACTCGAGCTACAACTTGTTGTATTTTTAAATGTGTTACTTGAATAAGATCGGCAAAAGGAATCATGCGTCTTACTAAAGATTCATAATTTCCTTTATACATTCTGGGAGCAACAGCAACATAATTAGGATATGCAAATTGAGAAGCAGACTTTGGTCTAACCATGTTTTCTGCAAGTTCCCATTTAAGCATAATATTTGTTCCCATCACCATTATACCATCATACCATACTTCTATTTTCTTTTCAACTCTTTCAAAACTACCTTCATCCATCATTTCTTGAGGTGGATTAAATGTGTCGTCTTTAGCAACTACTTTAAAAGTTCCGTCTGCCATTTGTTTTTTCTTGTAAACAAATGAATGAGTTGTTTTATAATTAAAATAAAGTAATGTACACGTGTCTCTATAAAACATAGAGTTTTCGTTATACTGAGAAGTATTATAATAATTATACCAAGACTGACTGTACTTGGCAATTTTGTCCATATCTTCATTAGATATGTTAGGATCTATTTTTACCAACTCTGTCATTGGTATGGTTTTTATTTCTCCCCAATAAAAACAATCTTTAAAATAAGGGTCTTCAGTATAACTATAAACAACATTAGCTGGATCGACATAATCTATTTGAATACCTTGACCAGGCAAAAATTGATGTTTAGCCATACTAACTCCAAGAGTCATTAAATCATAGTCACATCTTTTTCTTGTTTCTTGATATTGATTTTGACTTAAAATAGTATCTACAGCTTCTTCTGCTGCTATTTCTATAGCTGGTTTATATTTAAGTTGCATAAAAAGTTGCAACTCTTCTTCATTTGTAGGAAGTTCAGACTCTTCAGTTTGAAATACATTTATATCAAAATCTTCTTCTATTTGTTGAAACAAAGGTTTTGCAATCATTTCACCTTCAATTTCTCTTTGGAACTCATCCCTTTTCTCTGCAGACATAGCGTCTTCAGCAAAAGTTTTTACTTTAAATAGACGGTCATTTAAACCATTTACTACAATGTCAACAAACTTTGGAATTATAGGAACAGGTGTCCAATCTAAATTAAGATAACTTAAATCTCCATCAACTGCTATTTCATTTTTATACTTAGCCACCGATTGTTCTCCACGTGCGTAAAGCCTCAAACGATTAAACTCCCCCCATTGATCAAAAAACCGACACGAGCCATTATCTCTTCTGAACCACTCATATTGTATAGCCTGTCCAACTTGGAGGCCATATTCCATGGAGTCTTTCTGTGCGTCAGTAACAAACTGATCAGGGAAAGCGGCTTGATTGATTTCTATTTTTACCTCTTTCATTTATTATTTATTATACTGCGAGAATCAGTATTGTTATATGTTGCAAATTTAATGCTTATTTTCTTTTTTTCTTTTGACGGTGTATATAAGTGTTTTTGATTAGCCATAATTGCTAATCCAGAACTAATAGATGCATCAAACTTTGTTCGGTTTGAGATATCAAACTTTGCCCAATCCTCTAAAGTTCTTTGAAAATACATATCACCCATATCACCTTCTGTTCTATATATACCTTGCTCATCAATTCCCACATACTTTTCTATGTGAGACTCAATAGCTGCTGCATGCGACTGCTTTACATCTTCAGAAGTATTAGGTATTCCACCTAATTCTCTTTCTGTTTTTGAAAGTTTAGAATAATTTTTGTCAGGTCTGTTTAAACAAAACTCTCTGTATCCTCTATTTTTAAAATGATACAGTAATCTTGGTTTGTTATTCTCACACAAAATTGGCATTCCATAAAAAAAACAAGCCATTAAAACTTCTTCAAAAAATATCTCTGCAGTTTGAGGTCTTGCAATATATTCTAAAAAGAAATGATTACTTGGCATTTCTTCCATACTAAATTTTGTAAGTCCGTGCAAAGAACCATTAGATCCTTTACCAACTACCACTCCCGAAATGTCATAAGAATCACAGCCAAATGAACCTAAATGTTCGTTTCCTGGTAAAAATCTGCCATTCTTTTTTATTACATTGTTTTGCAACGCAACTTTCGGCATGTAAGTTACAAAAAATCTTCCTCTTTTATTTGGAGTCCATATTACCTGGGAATCTTTTATCCCATTTTTCCAACTAAAAGATCCCTGAGTTATAAAATGGTCTTTAATTAAGGAATCATTATAATCTATTTGTTGATATATTTTAGTTAAATTAAATATAGATTGTTTACTTTCATCTCTAAAGGCATGAGATTCAGAGCGAGGGAACTGTCGATAAAATTCATTTAAAGCATCTGGATCATTTTTTAAAGAGTCAACTTCGTTTTGCCAATAAGTAACAGAACCCTGATCAATATACTCTCCATCGATTCCCATAACTTTTGTTTCTGGAGTTTCAAAAACAGGCATACCATATCTATCTATAAACCCTTCCATGTTCCATTCCATAGGAACAAAAAGTGAATATAATCCGCTTTTAGTTTGACCATTTGAATTTCTTTTGTTAACATCTGAATCGTAAAATAAATTCTTAAAGTTTCTACCACCTTTATCTAAAGCATTTGAAGTAGAACCCATCATACATTTGCCAATAACTTTGCTACCTAATCTCAAGCATGTCTTTGTAACACGCCAGTTATTTAAAATATTTTCAGGTTTTTCCCATTTGCCACTTTCATCATGAATTAAAAGTTTTAATTTTTCTCCATCATAACTGTTATCAGAAGTGTTTTTCCAATCAATAGTAGTGTCTAAGCCCTCAAGCTCTTCCTCTTCTATTTCAAACATATTCTTTTTGGTAATTTTAGAAGCGGGTACTCTAAATGCTAATTCAGTTTTGGGCTTATCCATACCATCTTGTATGGGTTTAAAAAAGAAAGGATAGTTATTAGATATAGGAACAACTTTATCAGTAAACATTTTTTTAGCATCACTACCTGTTTTAGATAGTATTCCTACTCTCGAGTCTTTTGCGAGAGTTGCCATGTTTACACACTCTTCAGAACCCATGTAAGAAAAACCTGACCGCCTTATTTTTAAATAACAAATACCGAAACTTCTTTTGTCTGCTTTACAAGCTTCCCAGTATATGTAAAATATTCTATTAGCTTCTCTAAAATCAGGTAGCCCAACATCAATTTTTGTCCACTGTAAATACATGTAATGAGACCCTGTTATATATGTAGGTATACCATTATTGTAGAACCAAAAACCTTTTTCTCTTCTGTTAAATTCTTCCTCAATATAATCTACCCATTGATTTTTAAAGTCATTAGACATTTGATGCCAAACAAATATGGTAGATATTTTTTTTAATTCTTTTGAAAATTCTTTAGCCTCCCAATACTGATCTATTTTAGAATTAGATCTTTTATATATATTTTTTGGTGTACTTGGTAAGGCAATTCTTAAACCATTTATATTGTATATTTCACCAATAGTTCCATCTCTGGATATTATTACAATATTATATTTTTCATCATAACCATACTGCCAAGATTTGTGTCTGTTTTTTGTAGAAACAACCTTAGCTGGAATTGCATTATGCAAAACTGTATATAAGTTATTTTGAATTTCTTTCTGCAAATCCTTTTGGTAAGTTATTTTTTTTAGTTTCTTTTCCTTCTAACCTATCTTTCTCCTCTTCTATTCTTTTTAATATTTCAAAGGCATCAAAAATTGCAAGTTTTTTTGTAGCTGCTGCATTTTTTAATCTATCTGCCGATACATCATCTTCTGTTCCTGTTACTATTTTTTCTTTAGCTACATTTATTAATTCATCTACAGCCTTTTGACCTGCATCTATTATTTTTATTTTAAGTGCTTTAGTATCCATTACTTAAATTTATAAAACATTACAAATACTTTTCTACCTGAAGACCATCCTTTATTAGGAAATTTACTATGGAAATAACTGGAAGGATAAGATAGTAATCTATTTTCTTCATATCCAATCACAGAACTTAACCTCCATTTTTCTAAAATCTCAGCATCAGCTTTGAGCATTCTATCATATTCTTCATCTGTAATTTCAGGTGGTAAATCTTTACCATAAATATCATGTTCCCAAAAAGCTGTTCCATGTAACTCTTCAAGTTCTTTAGGTGATAAATACAATACAATAGCACGATCAGGTCTTTCTCCTTTTATGTTTAAATCAGAATGAATTCTCCAGTTAGTGTCTAACTCATCTGTGGCAATTCTAAAAAAACTTAATATGTTTTCTAATTCTACCCCTTCTTTTTGTTCGAGTAAACTTAAAATATATTTATCAAAATCTTCATTTGAGTCTAAAACATAAAAATCTTTTTCTCCAGAAATAACTTTTTGAAAAGGTTCGTTTAAATAATTTTGAGTTACCTTTAAAAAATCTTTGTCTAAAAAATTATCTATTATATATATCATAATTTTATAGTAATATTTTGCGTAAACATTCTATATAAGTCCTCCCCCTCTACTTTAAATGCATATTCACTGTGTGGCTCAAAACATATTTCGTCTCCGACCTTTAATCCTAAGGCTTCTAACTGTTTATTAATGTAAACCAACTTGCCGTGTAGAGGCTCTTTTGTTACTCCGCTTCCTATAAAATAAGAATCTTTTTTAGAAACAGGTTTTACAAAACAATATTTATCATATGCTTTCCAGTCTTTATCTTTTTTATATAAAAAAAACTGAAACTCATCTACTAAAAACAAATCGTCTTTTAACCAGCTTCGTCCACTTTTTTGTCTTCCATAAATGTCATTATAATATTTAAAAACATTATGGTGAACCAATACTGTGTCACCTATAGATATATCGCCAGTATACCCTATTGGTATATTTACTACCTTTGCAAACCTATTTGCAACAGTGTGATCTTCTTCAGATACACTTATGATTAACTCTTTGTCTCCATAAGATTTAGTGTTATCATACCTTTTACCCTTTAGTGGTTTTACAATAAAATAGTGTGGTGATTGCATTAAAAATTTATATTATATTCCAATGAGATTGGCATGGTGGTTTTAAATTCTTTCCACAACAACACTTCGTTTTCTTTTTGAATCCATATCATATATGATTCATATTCTTTATTGTGTTGTATCAAGTGAATAGAATATCCTCCTCCCAAAACTTCTTGGCCTACAATATAATGCATTGCACCAGATTTATAATCTGTGCCTATGGATATTTTTCTTATGTCCAATCTATTAAATTAAAATGTTGTTCCTAATGTTAGGATTCTATAGTACACGTTCACAAACAACTTACCGTCACCTTGTGATGGATTACCACTCGTAGTTAAAACTAAAGGTTGATTAGCAGGCAGTACTATATTTGTTGCTCCCCCATCAAGAAAAAGCTTTGTTGCATAGTCTGCGTTACCATTTGCAGTTGCAGATGGCAAAGTTGCAAATACAGTGGTGCTGCATTTAAACTCTAAATTGTTTCCAAAGTTATATGCTGTTGTACCTTTTTGACCATATACTGCAAGAGACAATACATCAAAAACCTTGTTTGTTCCTGGAGCAGCAATAATTGTTTTTGAAGATGTTGCTAAAGATTGTAATTGTGAAGATGTAACTTCGACATGAGCAACTAACGTATCAATACCAAATTGTGCTTGTAATTGTTGTACAGTACAAGATTTTGTCATTAGCTGATTTTCTGCATCAGTAAGTATTAAATAATCTGCAGGATCTAATGTTGCAATTTGTGGGTATGCCGTAGTGTTGCTTATTTTTGCCATTTTATTCTTTGTCTTCTGGTTGCGTTACAGTTCCGTCTTTTAAATTAATCGTTGCATTCTTACCGTATTTTTCAGCAAGAATTTTTTCTTGATCATTAAAAGAATTTTGAATACTTTCTAACGCACTCATTAATGTTTTTTGTTGTACTGCTGCATCAGCAATAGCAACTTTAGTTTGCATAAACTGCTGATTAAGATTTTGAATGTTCTCTAATTCTACTGCAGTTAGTTGCATTGGTTCTTTTTCTTTACTCATTTTAATTTGATTTTATTTATAATAACAAAGGTAATAAAAATTTTATGAAATGTTCTTAAACATTAATTACGGTGTCCAAGCAGGTATATAATAATTTTGACCTCCTATGTTAATTATTACCCAACCAGCAGCAAATAAACCAGTATTGTCTGGTACTTCTGGACTTTGAAAACCAAAATTTGCGGGTGCATTAGTAGCAGAAATAAATCCTGGAGCACCACTTGCTACAGCCGTTACATGCCCTGTAGCATCTACTGTTATATCTGCATTAGGATAAATTCCTGGAATTGCTCCTGAAGCTGCATGTTCAATAGTAACTGATCCACTTGCTCCACCTCCTATTATTGGTGCTGTTGTAGAAACATTTGTAATATCACCTGTGTTAGTGGTATAACCCGCACCGTTTGTAAGTTGATTGTTATTTGTAACGCCATTGGTGATTGTAACAACACCGCTGCTTTCAGATGTAGATATGTTTGTTCCCCCTGCAATTTTCATTGTAGCACCATTGGTAATTGTACCAGACCCAGAATCTGAACTAATTGTCCAAGATGACATTGTTCCAGTATTAGTTGTATATCCTGAATCGTTTGTAAATTGAGATATATTATTACTTGCTAAACCTAATGTTACTGAACCAGAAGTACCTCCACCTGTTAACTTATTTCCTGCGATTACTTCAGTAATGTCTCCTTGTGGTATACTTGGGAAAGTAGTAAGGTCACCTGCTCCATCAATATATTGAGAAGAAGTACCTGCCATTGTAATAGCAATTGTACCACTACTTGTTACTGGTGCACCACCTGTTGTGAAAGCATTTCCTTGATGAGAAAATCCTACACTTGTTACTGTACCTGAGCCTCCACCTGCAACAGCATTGTCTACATAAGTTTTGTTTGCTGCGTCCGTTCCTGCAGATACTGTATCAATACCTTGTATTCTACCTGTACCACCTAATGTAATATCCCCACCAGAAACAGTTATATCTCCTGAAAAAGTAGCACTATTAGCAGTTAAACCTGCTGACATTGAGATATTTTTGTTTACTTGTATTTCTTCACCACCATTTGTAGTTACAAATCTCATATATAAATCAGATCCTTGCTTTATTTCTAAAGCTGCACCACCATTATCTATCATGTTAATATCACAACTACTTGGAGTTAAATCTATATCCCCGCTTACAGTTATATCTCCTGAAAAAGTTGAGGCAGCACCTCCTGTTTGTGTAAATGCTGCGTCTACTGTAGTAGCTCCATTTAAATAACTTGTACCGTTATTGTAAAAATCAAAACTTGTGTTTACAGCACCAACATATATTCCTACTGCATCTATATCCCCGCTTACAGTTACATCATTTGCAAAAGTTGCGTTTTGACTACTATCTAAAACAAGTGCGTTTAATCCCCCTGTTTTAAAAGTTATTTCATTAGCAGCAGATCTCTGTATATAAGTATCTGTATCTCCAACCCAAGTATAAACTCCAGCTGTAGCGTTTACAATATCGTTACCAGATGTTATTTTTCCTGCAAAAGTTGCATCACCCTGCGAAGACATATCTAATTGAAGAGCGTTAAATTCTACTCCTCCATCCACACCTCGCAAGAACATATCAGAATTGTTTATTCTTGACCTAATTTGAAGACCACTTGAATTACTTATAGTTCCAAATATAACTCCATCATCACTCAATATAATATCTTGGCCACCCGCATCTATAGTTATATCAGAAGCCGCATCTAAAAGTAAAGTTCCAGTAGATTCTATTTCCGTAGTTATTATTTTTCCATCTACCGATTCATCTGATAAAAATTTTATTGACATAAACTATTTAATTTTATTTATTAAACAGTCTTGCTAATTAATACTCTTACATCATTAGTTGCAATTGGACTGTTTGTTGTTATTGTAATTTGATTTGTTGTATTTCTTAAAACATCAGCAAAAACTGTATCGTATGTGCTATTGTCATACAACTGAATTATTACGTCTCTTGTTCCTAAGTTATGAGTAACCTGATAAGAAGTTGCAACACCATTACCAATGTTAGTAGCAAACGTTAAATCTGAAGCTACACATGTTTCTACTGCAGTACAGAAGTCAGTTACCTGAGATGCTGTGATTGAAATATTTTGTTCACTTAGCGAAGTTACTAAACCTTTTGCAGTTACAGTAGCAGAAAGTGATTTACTTGCTGAACCATATGATCCTGCAGTAACTCCTGTATCATCTAATGTTACAAATCCATTAGCTGTTACTCCAAAGTTTCCACTATCAAATCCAGCTACACCTTTTTGTGTTGCTCCATCTGTAGCTCCTGCTCCAGCAATGTTTTGATCAGCTATAACAACTGTATAATCTGTTAGAGAAGGTGTTGAACTTGCAGCAATAGCTGAATTAGCAAATATTAAATCACCAACTTCTAAAGTTTCTGTAAAGAATGTACCTGCTGTAGTAACTACATAGAAGTCACCCTGATCTAATGCAACGTTACTTCCTCCAGTTAATGCAGGAGAGTTTGTGCTTGCATTATATCCACCTTGGAAAGTACCAACTCCAGCTGCTATAGATTGAACTTGTGCTAAGTTAACACCGTCCGTTCCAGCAGTACCTGTAGCTACATCTAATAATTTATTTCCACCAAAGTCTACATCTGCTTCTGCATCACCCCATTGGTTTACGTGTACATTTTGGTATAATATTTT